CCTGCAGGCAGAGCCCGGACTGGGGGCATTTGAAGTGGCTGGGCAGGACCGGGCGGACCTCGGTGGTGACCTCGCCGGTGTCTGGATCGACATGATCGACGGGTGCGCCGAACTGCATCCTCTCGACGCAGAGATAGCCGAACCGGGACCGGGTGACGGGGTAGCCGAACCCTGAGGGGTCACGCAGGAACTTCACGAAGCCCTTCGTACCGAGGACGCTCAGGCGCTCGCGGATCGTGTGCTTGCTGCCCAGACCGCCCCGGTTCTCGAAGGTCTCGGCGAACTGCATGGCGGTGTAGAGGCGCTCACCGGCCGCCTCATCCAGCAGCATGCCGAGGATGACATCGTGCTTGCGCAGCCGTTCGGCATCGAGCTTCGCGCCGACTTCCTTGCGCACCAGGCGCTCGTTCAGCGGGTTCAGCTCGACCCACTCGCCCTTCACCTTGTCGATGAGCTTGCCCGGCAGCGCGGGGCCGTTGCGCAGCTCGATCTCCAGCCTGCGGACGCAGCTGTCCTCGTCAGGCCGGTGCATGAGCAGTCCCGAGGTGTAGAAGCCGCGCAGCGCGCTGGCGCCGGAGAGGGCGAGGAAGGGATCGTCCTTGACCTGGTGCTTGCTGGCCTTGCGGGTGTGGTGGGCGAGGATGACGCCCGCGTCCGCGTTCACCGCCTCGCGCAGGAGCTCCACCCGGTCCTTCAGGAAGAACATCATGGCGGTGTTGTCATTCTCGCCACCGCCATCAGGACCGCCGTCGAACAGGTTGCGGATCGGATCGATGACGATGATGTCCGGTGGCGCGTCGGGAAATGCGGCCCGGATCGCCTCGGTGACGCGGGCGACGCCCTCCGCGTCGAGCAGCAGCTTCAGCTTCGGCGTGGCGATGAAGGTGTCACGCGCGGCGGCGATGACGGCGGCGGGCAGCGCGATCTGCTGCAGGCGCTCGCGCAGGTAGTGATACTGGATCTCGGCTTGCAGGTAGAACACGCGCAGCGGCCGTGGCGGCGTGAAGCCGAGGAAGGGCACGCCCGCCGCCATGTGCACGAGCCATGAGATCAGGAAGTCGCTCTTGCCGACCTTGGGCGCACCGCCCAGCACCAGCAGCCCGCCCGGCGTCAGTACGCGGGGGCCGATGATGTCCTCGGGCATCGGGCCCGTGTCATCCAGCAGCGCGCCGAGGCTGAAGGTAGGCAGCGGGCTGGACGGGGCATCGGCGTGGGCCGCGCGCAGGAGCGGTGGACCATTGCGCTTCACATGCAGCGTCCAGAGCCGCTCGAACTCTGCCTGAAGCCGATCGAGCGGCCAGGATGGGCGCAGCATGGCGGCGTTGTAGCCGCAGATCGCCTCCCAGCCTGCAAAGGGGTCGAGGCGGCCCTCGTGCACCAGTCGGACGTAATGGCCAATGGCGGCGCTCGCCCTCTGGAACCGGGACCAGTCGTCGACCGCGCCTTCGCGAACCGGCGTGGTGAGCACTGCGTCGATGCCGGGCTTCACAGTCGCCGTGGCAACGTCACTGGCGAAGCCCACGCCGGGCAGCGGCGGCATCTCGGCGACCTTCTCGCCGAAATCCGCTAGGTCTACCTCAATGGCGCGATGTTCGCGGATCTGCACGAGGCGCTGGTGGCCATGCTTGTGATAGACCGTGCCCGGCACCCGGATCGGCTGGTGGGCCGAGCGGAAATGCGTGTCGCCGCCGACCTTCACGGCGATCTCGCCGCGCAGGCGGCAGAGAGTGGCCAGCTCTTCGCTCTCGGCGGGTTCGGTCAGTTTCCACCAGACATGGAGCTTCGCCGCGCCCTCGGGCGTGCGTCCGCCGCTTTCGATGATGAGCGTGGGCGCGCCGAGGTGGCGGGTGACATGGTCCAGCTTGGCCGGGATGTCGCCCGCATCGAGATCGACGACGATGGCCTGCATCTGCAGCACGTCGGCGGCGCGGGCCTGGCCCTGTTCCTCGACCGTGCCGGGAATGACATAGACGGCGGCGCCCTCGCGGTTCGCCCATGCGGCGAAGGTCGCGAGTTTCCCCGGCGCGGTGTCGTCGGCCGTGATCCAGATGTTGTGCGGCTTGCCGTCCCGGCCCTGACCCTTGTCGACGAAGCCGCGGAGCGGGATCAGCCCCTCGCACCAGCTGAACACGGTATCGAGGAAGACGGCGATCTGCCCGAGGTCGGGGTCGCAGCCGAAGGGGTTCTCGGACGGCGGCCCGTCGTTGAAGTCCATCCACGGGTTGAAGTGCAGGATGCCGTCGTCGCTCATGCGGGCAGCCCCCAGCAGCGCTCGGACCACGGGCAGAAGCGGCATTCGAAGAAGTCGGGCGTGGTGGCCACGCGCGGCAGAAGCTCGCCCGCATCGGTCGCCTGAAGGATCCGCACGCCCCGGTCGGACATGCGCTGCGCGAGATCGGCATCGAAGGGCACCAGCTCGTGGTGCATCTCGGCCGTGTCCTTGTTGATCGCGGAGAACACGGCGGGCGCGGTGCTGATGCCGGGCACGCTGGTTTCCATGTAAGCCTGATAGACCGCGATCTGGGCGGCATAGACCGGCTTCGACTTGGTCACGCCGTCCTTGACGCAGGCGCGCCAGTTCTTCGCGTTCATCGTCTTGCATTCCCAGAGGGCGGGAACGGCCAGACCGAAGCCTTCGGGGCCTTCGGCGATGATGCCGTCGACATGACCGCGGATGCGTCCCCCCGCGACCGAGAAGCCGAACTGGCCGCCATCGGGGCGGTTGCCCTTGCGGGTATAGAGATCGAAGCCCGCGCCGCGCAGCCAGGTGACGGCCAGATCCTCGAGCGCGTGGCCGATGGCGAAGATGCGCAGCGACTGGCCTGAGAAGTCCTGACCGTCGTCCTTCGGCGTCGCAGTAAACTCGAACTGCAGGGCGCGCTCGCAGGCGTGGCCGAGGCGAGAGCCGCCAAGATAGTCGCGGGGCGTGCGTGTTGCCTGATCGGCGGTCAGCGCCTGATCGACGGCGGCATTGACCTGCTCGGCGAAGCTCGGGCGGTGATTGAAGTCCAGCGTCAAAACGGCACCTCCGGCGCATTGGCCTTCGCGATGTCGGACATGGCCTCGCGGAAGCCCTCGACGGACTCCTCGATAAGGGCACGCACTTGCGCCTCGGTCAGACCAGCCAGCGGGGTGGCCCATCCGATCTCGTCCATCAGCAAGGCGACGCGTTTCATGGTGGCGGCGATGGCCGCGCGCTCTTCATCGGTCAGGTCAACCATGGCCACACGCTCCCGCGCCAAACGCGTCCAGTAGCCTTGGCAGGACATCGAGCAGAACCAGACCGATGGCCGGGGCCGCTTCGACCGGTGCGGATCGAACCAGCCAAAGCCACGGCTGGGTTGCCGGCAGACAGCACAGAGCGTTCCACGCGGATGCCAAAGCCGCCGCCGGTCCTCGGCCGTGATGATGGTGATGGAGGTCATGGGTCATGCCGCCCTCCGCTCGGGGCTGGCCGCGCTGTCGATCAACTGGCGGATGGCGCGCTTGTTGAAGCCGAAGGTCATCAGCGCCGAGGCGCGATAGCGCGTCAGGCCGAAATCATGGCGGCATTCGGGGGCCAAGTATTGCAGCTGCTTTTCGGTCGGCGGCTGGCGCAGCCAGGAACGGGTCTTGAAGGCGCTTTCGTCGGTTTCATGGGTGTTCAGCCAATCATCGGCCTGTGCGAGGCAGACGGTGCGTTCGCCAACACCCAGCAGGTGCGGGCGTTCGCCCTTCGCGCCGCCTACGGCAAACCAGGCACCGTCCAGCCAGAAGATACCGCCCCAGGCCGTGAAGCCCGTGGCCATCATCGCGTCGTCGGTGCCAAAGAGATCGACCCATGCGAAGCTGGACCGCTTCAACAGGTCGATCTCGGTCATGATGAAGCCGGACAGCGGGGCCGTGCCGCCTTCGCCGCCGTCTTCATCCTCCCGCGGGAATACCTCGCCACAGAGCGGGCATTCCGTGGCAGCCAGCGGGATTTCAGCGCCGCAGCCGGGGCAGGATTTGGTCGGGGCCTCTCCAGCCTCGGTCTTGCCCTCGAGATCGACATCCTGTTCCAGCGTGCCGTGGATCAGGCTGGAAGTGCCGAAGTCCAGCACGACGCAATCGGTCTTCACGATGCCAGGATGTTCCTCGGGATCGACGGTGCGCAGGCCGCGCCCGACCATCTGGATCATGGTGGACTTGTAGGAACTCGGTCGCAGCAGCACGACGCAGGAGGTGGGCGGATGGTCCCAGCCCTCGGTCAGCACCGCCACGTTGACGACGACGCGGATGTCGCCCGCCGCGTAGTCGGCGAGGATCGCCTTGCGGGTTTCTGCCGCCAGATCGCCGTGGATCAGCGCGGCGGAAACGCCTGCGGCCCTGAACGCCTCGGTGACATGCTCGGCGTGCGCGACGGTGGAGCAGAACACCACGGTCTGCCGGTCGGCCGCCTTCTCCTTCCAGTGGCGGATCACCTCGTCGGTGACGGGGGCGCGGTCCATGATGCCCGCCACCTCCGCCATGTCGAAATCCGACATGGTCTTGCGGACCGAGCGCAACTCGTCCTGCACGCCCACGTCGATGACGAAGGTGCGGGGCGGCACCAGATGGCCCGAGGCGATCAGCTCGCCCAGCCGCACCTGATCTGCGACATTGTCGAAGACCTCGCGCAGGCCCTTCCAGTCGCCCCGGTTCGGCGTCGCCGTGACCCCGAAGATGCGGGCGTCGGGATTGGCCTCGCGCACCCGGTCGATGATCCGGCGGTAGCTGTTGGCGACGGCGTGATGCGCCTCGTCCACGACCAGCAGGTCGAGGCGCGGCATGTCGGCAAGGTTCGAAGCCCGCGCCAGCGTCGGCACCATGGCGAAGGCGACCTGGCCGCCCCAGGACTTCTCCGTGGCGTCGATGACCGAGGTGGCGACGCCCGGCACCACGCGCTGGAACTTGGCGCGGTTCTGCGCGGTCAGCTCGTCGCGATGCGCCAGCACGCAGGCCTTGGCCCCG